ATGCTGCATTTTATGGTTTAGCAGGACAAAGTATAAAAACTTTAACTGATTTAAAGAAATTGCAGCCAACACTATAGGAGATTTTATGGATTGGTTTCAAAATAAAACAACTCAAATAATTGCTTTGGTTGGTATCGTAGGAACCCTTGCTGGTTTTGGATATACAGGCGCAGAGTATGTAAACAGGCTAGAGAACTTAGAAGCTAAGATTGGCGGCATAAGCGAAGCAGAAGATGAAATGAAAATTATTGAAGAGCGCTTTGCATCTATAGAAACATCAGTACAGTTTTTAGAAAAAGAAATAGATAGTATTGAAGTGCCAGATGTTACTGAAATTAAAACAGATATAGCAACAATCAAAGCTGATTTAGAAAGCCTAGATAAACGAATAGAGGAGATTAAAGATGACAATAAGAATCCTCTTGGTGGCTAATATATTTTTAATTGGTTGTTCAACACCATCTAACTACATACCCATAGCAGAAAATTCTAGCCTAGAGTGGAATGATAAATATGATTCTGACAAATGGCGTGAAAAATATAAACAGTGTCAAGGATTTTTGTATCAAGATAATGATGCTTGGCGTTGGTGTATGGATAATGAGTAAAGTACTGTTAGGTGTAGTAGCCGTTTTACTGGCGGTTTCTTACTATCTTTACAGCCAAAATCAAATACTTCAAACTAATAACGCAGTTTTAGAGGGTGCAGTAGCTACCCAAGAAGAAGCAATAAAGTCTATTCAAGCAGACTTTGAATTACAAACACAACAACTTCAAGACCTTAGTGTTAAGAGTCAAAAAGCACAAAGAGAACTGAGTAGATATACACAGTTTATACAAAACTATGAGTTAGCATCTAAAATACTTGCTGACCCAGTTGAAATGGAAAGGAAAATAAATAATGGTACAAAACACATTATGGAAAATATCGAGCAAATCAGTAGCACTATTGATGGTCTTGATAGTGGCCTGCAGTTGCAGCCTACTTCCAACTAAACAGATACAAGTAACGGCTAAACCTATTGAGCGCAAGATAGTTCAACCTATCATGCCAAGAGAAATAGATCTTAGAGAGTTGCAGTGGATAGCTGTTACACCCGATAACTGGGAAGAGCAACTTGCTAGAATAGAAAAACAAGAGGGGGAGTTAGTATTTCTTGCTATGACCATACCTGATTACGAAGTTATGTCTTATAACATGCAAGAAATTAAACGCTATATTACTGAATTAAAAGACGTTGTCGTATATTATAGAAAAGTAACAACCAAAGATAATGAGTAAAAAACCAGAACCATATGTATACAAAGCAACCATTGAAAGAGTGGTTGATGGCGATACCATTGATGTTACCCTTGACTTAGGATTTGATGTCCGTTTGCATAAACAACGCTGCAGGTTGGCAGGCATAGACACACCTGAGTCAAGGACTCGAAACTTAGCAGAAAAAGCACTCGGCAAAAAAGCGTCAACAAGATTATCAGAATTATGCGTAGGCTCATTCTTAATACAATCGCTAGGTAAAGGTAAATATGGCAGAATACTTGCAATCCCTTTTACAGAAGATGGTAAAGATGTTTGCCAAATTCTTATTAAAGAAGGACACGCAGTTGAATACTGGGGTGGGACTAAAACAGCAAAAGTCAGAGATGACGGGACATGGGGAGAATAATATGAATATTTCAGATGACGGATTTGATATTATAAAAAAATTTGAAGGTTGCGAGTTAGAAGCCTACAAATGCGCAGCAGGAGTTTGGACTATAGGCTATGGTCATACCAAAGATGTGCAAGAAAACGATAAATGGACTGAAGAAAAAGCAGAGTTTATGTTATGGCGCGAGCTAGAAGATGAGTATGAGCATTATGTTAACAGTCTAGTAACAGTTCCTCTAAACCAATGTCAGTTTGATGCTTTGGTTTCTTGGGTGTATAACTTAGGGCCAAACAATCTTAAAAGCAGTTCAATGCTTAGAGTTTTAAACGAAGGTAAATATGATGAAGTGCCTGCGCAAATGAAGAGGTGGAATAAAGCAAGCGGTAAAGTTTTAGCTGGTCTTACAAGAAGAAGAGAGGCAGAAGGCTTAATGTTTGATGGTGAGCCTTGGGATCATATATAGAATGGCTTTACAAAAAACATTATTTAAACCAGGCGTAAACAGAGAAGGAACTGATTATAGTAATGAAGGCGGTTGGTTTGATATTAATCTTGTAAGGTTTAGAAAAGGCTTACCAGAAAAATTTGGCGGTTGGGTAAAAAACAATCTAAATACTTTTTTAGGAACTTGCAGGGCTCTGCATTCTTGGGTTTCTCTAGGCGGAACAAAATTCTTAGGCCTTGGAACAACTTTTAAATACTATATAGAAGAAGGATCTACCTTTAATGATATTACCCCAATTAGGTTAACCACTAGCGCAGGAGACGTAACCTTTGCCAAGGTTGGAACTGGTGATGCCACAATTACTGTGGCTGATACAGCTCATGGAGCAGTTGCTAATGACTTTGTAACTTTTTCAGGCGCAGTGTCGCTTGGCGGTAATATTAACTCCGCAGTATTAAATCAAGAATATCAAATAGCAACAATTGTAAATGCTAATTCGTATACGATTGAAGCTAAAAATACTAGCGGCGAGACAGTATTGGCTGCGGCTGGAGATAGCGGTAATGGTGGCGGATCAACCGTTGGCACCTATCAAATAAATGTAGGTCTTGATGTTTATGTTCCTGGAACTGGTTGGGGTTTAAATGGATGGGGTGAAGGAGCTTTTGGATCAGTAACTGCTTTGTCTCCAAATAATCAGCTAAGACTTTGGACCCATGATAACTTTGGCGAAAACTTAATTATGAATGTTAGGGGTGGCGGTATCTATCAATGGACTGAAAACAACGGCGTTGGAACTAGAGCTGTTGATATGTCTGGAATAGCTGGCGCTAATTTAGTGCCTACGGTTGGCTTGCAAGTTATTACTTCAGAAATTGACAGGCATTTAATTGTTTTAGGCTCTGATCCAATCAACGATGCAGGCTCAGCTAGAACAGGAACTGTTGACCCTATGTTAATTGCTTTCTCAGACCAAGAAAATAACTTAGACTTTGAGCCAAAAATTACAAATACTGCTGGCTCTTTGAGGCTATCTTCTGGATCTTCAATTATTGGAGCTGTTAAATCAAGGCAAGAAATATTGGTTTGGACTGATACCGCTGTATACAGCATGCAGTTTGTTGGACCGCCTTTTACATTCTCAGTTAACTTAATTAATGAAGGAACAGGCTTGGTAGGGCCAAAAGCAGCAACGACAGCCACTTCTGCTGTTTACTGGATGGGCTATAACAACTTTTACGCTTATAATGGTAGCGTACAAACGCTGCCTTGCAGCGTTCATAATTACGTATTTAACGATATCAACCTTACGCAATCTTTTAAAATTAACGCTTTTACAATTGCTGATAAGAATGAGGCGGGTTGGTTCTATTGCTCTGCTTCAAGCAACGAAGTAGATAGATACGTTATTTACAATTATGCAGAACAAACTTGGGTGTATGGCCAACTTAGCAGAACAGCTTGGCTAGATGCTGGTATAGAAAACTACCCTAGAGCTGTAAGCAGCGGGTATTTGTATCAGCAAGAAATTGGCTTTGACGATGACGGCTCGCCGATGACAAATGTGTTTATTGAAAGCTCTGATTTTGATATAGGTGATGGCGAGCAGTTTACTTTTATTAGAAGAATTATTCCCGACTTTAAGTTTATTCAAAATGCCAACGAAAATGGTTCGGTCAATATTGTTGTTAAAACAAGAAACTTTCCTGGAGATTCTTTAACAACCAATTCTACTAGCGCCATACAATCTAGCACTCAGCAAGCATATGTTAGAGGCCGAGCAAGGCAAATGGTCTTGAGGTTTGAGTCAGATGATGATGCTGCAAACAACGGTAATTTAGGAATAGGCTGGAGACTGGGCGCAACAAGAATAGATATAAGAACTGACGGAAGAAGATGAGCAAGCTACTTCCAACTCAGCTCCCGCAAGCGCAAGGAGAAAGCGTTGCTTCCGCTACTTTTAATAGACTTATAAGAATTTTAGAGATAAACTTAGGAGCAGTAGACCCTGATAATACTTTGCAATTATCAACTACGCAACGTGATAAGTTAAATTTTAATCTTGGCACGCTAATCTTTAATACAACAACTCAAGTGTTGCAAGTATTTAACGGGACTGAGTTTATTGATTTGATGAATGAACCCAATCCTCAAGGATACGAAGCCCAAGGTTTACTGGGTAGTATTTCGGTAAAAACAAACGGAGATATTACAATAACCTTGTAAGATGATAATATAACATATGGAACAAGGTATGCTGAACAACAGACAACAAGAACAACTCCAAGGAATCGCTGCTTTAGGCAGAAATGAAGACACTTATCTAGCTCACGTAGCCCCAGATGAAATGGTCGTCCCAGCCCAAGCCTTACGCGATAACCCCCTTTTAAAAGTAGCAATCGAGAAAGCCATTTCGAATTACGGGATTGATCCAAATCAATTCTTAGTTGGAAATGGAAGTATGGATTTAAACCCTTTAACGGGTCTACCCGAGTTTGGATTTTTATCTAAAATTTGGAAAAAAGCTAAAAAAATAGTTAAAAAAGTTGCTCCTATAGCAGTTAACTTTATTCCTGGCGTTGGCCCTTTAGCTAAAGCAGCCTTAACAACAGTTGCTGGTAAGGCTTCGGGTTTATCAACAAAAGAAGCTTTATTGGGTGGCGCTTTAAGTTACGGAGGTAGCAAGCTATTTGGAGGAACTCCAACAGGAGGATCAACTCCAGCAAATACAGGCAGTTTTTTTTCTAGAGCGAAAGAATTTATTACCCCAGGTGCAGACGGCGTTGGAATATTTGGCAACGTAAAAGAGTTTGTACTTCCAGGGCAAGACAAAGTTGGTCTT